CTTTAATATGCTTTCATCAGTTATACTTCCAAGTCTTTCTCTCTTTTTAGCTTTTCTATTGCATTTATCACACTTGATCATAATTTATTTAATTAGTTTTACAAAGTCCTGAAGATCAACTTCTCATTTTCTAATACATACCTTTTGCCGTCAGAAAACGCCCTAACAGAGATAATTCCATAGTATGAGTCTATTTCTATTCTAGGTTTTTTCATTGTCTTTGATCCAAGTTTTAACGAGATCTATATCATTCCCGCCGATATTGTGGTTTATGATGCAATCTTTCATTAAACATTCAGCTTTGCGTTTTTCTTCTACTTCTTCAACGATCCGCTTTAATGCTCCAAAAGTTTCTTCGTTCATATGTTCTCGCCTATTATTCCAATAATCACCGACCTTTAGTGCCTGATTATTGCTCTCTAGCGACCCCGCCGATAAATTATTAGCCGTTCAGAGTACTCTGCGGATCTAAAGAGCAATATCAAGAGCTAAATCTAATTTATTTCTTGGAGCTTTCCCAATTCTTTATGAGTAAAAATTCTTCGTAAATTGTTGCTCTGCTCTTGAACGGCGTGGAAGGTTTTTTCTGCTGTTCTGCTGTCCTCGTCATAACCAAAACACGAGCAAAACTCAGAGAAATCACCATCAAAAACGTCAAGACAGGCAAGGATTGAGTAAGCTGTTGGCTTTCTCTTCTCCTCTTTGTCCGCAATACTTCCCCAATAACCAAAAGAATACTCTCCTTTTTCGTTTTTTAGGGTTATAGTGTATTCTGTGCCGTGTTCTTCTCCTTCTTTCGCCCATAGTGGGGATTTTTGAGGGGTACACTCCACAAACTCAAGCGTGGTTTTTGTCTTTTTCAAAAAGTCCTCGCCTTGTTTTTTATAATCCATAATATGTTCTCGCCTAATTGTAATAATATCCGACCAAAAGGGCTTTCGCCCCTCATTATTGATCTTTAGCGAGTCCCTGTCGCTAGACGACTTAGCGGGGCGAATATTCCCGCTACTAAAGATCAATATCAAGGGCTAAATACAAACTTTACCGCTCCAAGTCATAATGCCAGAGAGATCACAGCCCCAGTCTAGCCAAATAAGGTACGCGATCCCAAGCAAAAACAGAACGATAAAAATTATCCAGTATTTCATAATTGCATAGTTTTTAAAGACCTGATAAAATTCGGGAAGGAGGGAGAGAGCGAACCGCAGAAACTTTTTTATAATTTTTGAATATGTTTTTGTTCTCGTCCGCTCTCGTGTTCTCGCCTTCTTGTTATGTAGTATAATCCCACCTGTGGGATAAGTCAAACCAAAGAATGTGGATAACTCCTGATAAATTTAATGAAAACTATAAAAGAGCCAAAATACAACGTTAAACCAACGGAAAACCACAAGTCCGTTGTTAAACTGATGTCAGAAAAGGTCAGAAACAAGGAGAAAGTCGTAATGAAAGATATTCTCGCTGAAAGTGGTTATGCTGTGTCGGTTCAAAACTCCCCGCAACGTGTGACGGAGAGTGCTGGATTCCAATACTTACTGGCTCAAATTGATGATGATATTATTCTTGGACGGCTTTTTTCAATCTTGGTTGATGATGATAAACGGGCAAGTTTACAAAGTGCCGATATGCTATTAAAGCTCAAAGATCGCTACCCTCAAAATAAACTTAGGGCTATGAAGTATCAAGATGAGCTAGGATCTATTAGTGTAGTAGAAAAAACATAATGATAATACTGAAAATAATAGGAATTTTAATAGTCGTTTGGCTTGTGTTCACTTTCGGACGGGCTTATGAAAGGGTAAACCGCAATAAGCGGGGAAACTCCCGCCGGATTAGTGAAAGGACTGATCATAAGATTGAAGTAATAGAAAAATTAAACACAGGAGATGAGCTTAGTAGATAAACTTTTAGTAGTGTTTTTCATTATAGGGATAATTATGATCATAAAGCACCGGCGTTCCATCTGATCCCGTCAGGGTCAGGGGTTGTATAAGTACCATAGAGAGAGGATATTAAGGATCAGAAGTATTATTATAAAATATGTCCTAAAATATGAAATACTCCCATTCACACCTTTAAACTAGACATTCCGAGTACCTTTTTCTAGCTTTTAGATTGAAAGTACTAGATATAGCTCAAATATAGGTATAAATAGCTTTAAATCATAGAAACTAAGGGGAGAGGGTATCAAAGGAGAGTTGCTATAAATGATATAGGGTACAGCCAAACATTAGAAGTTCAAATATGACAAATAACAGCTATGAATAAATATCTATTTACTCCCTATCCTGATAACCCTTGTCCTGACGGACAAGAGGTAGAGATTTCTATAAATTCTGAGAGTACTGCTAAGCAGATAGTTAAGTTGTTCAGGCTTTGTTGTCACCTTACTTTCCTAGTCTTTGACACTTAATGATGGGATAATAATTGTAATAGTACTTTCACAGGGGATATGAGGCGTTGGTTTGGGGTGACTCCCCCACGAGTTCACTAGGTAGATAGGTGTTGTTTGGTCAACACATCAGGTTTCACTTGGTAAATATATTCCATTCCTATCTACCTGTTCCCTGTGAGGGTATTATTGTTCTTTTGAGGAAGGGTATGGATTTTGAACTTTATATCAAGGAGGGCAACTTTAAATATATGTATGGCAGAGACAATTAAAATAGACGATAAAAGACTGCAAGAAAAGATTGGGTGGACTCCTCACGAGGATCAGAATCCAGTCTTGAGAGCGATTGAGAAACTAAGAATTGTAGTTCTTTGTGCAGGTAGGCGTTGGGGTAAGTCGGCTCTGTGTGCCTATATTGCCTTAAGGGTTCTAGTACAGCCCAATAAGAAGATTTGGATTGTCTCTCCAACATATGATCTATCTCTTAAGGTTTTCAATTATCTTGTCCGGTGGTTCGGTGTGGTTGCCCCTTCGCAACTCAAAGGAGTGGTTTATAGACCTTACCCGAAGATACAAACTGCAACTGGATCTGTGGTTGAATGTAAATCCGCAGAAAATCCGAAGTCGCTTTTGGGAGAAGAACTTGACCTTCTCATTGTTGATGAAGCCGCTCAAATAGATCGGAGAATTTGGGAGCAGTTTTTGTTTCCAACCACTTCTTCAAGACAAGGTAAGACTATTTTCATCTCCACTCCTTTAGGTAAAAACTGGTTTAATGACCGGTACGTTGAAGCTGATGCAAATGGCGGTGCTTTTCGTTTTGAGAGTAGGTCTAATCCTTATTTTCCTAAGGGTGAATGGGAAAGAGCAGAGGAAATGTTGCCGAAACACGTCTTTCAACAGGAATATCAGGCAGATTTCCTTGATGATGCCTCTGCAGTTTTCAGGGGAGTTTACGATATTATCAGAGATGGGATAGAAAGGGACTCTGAAAAGGGACATTTTTATACAATCGGAGTAGATTTAGCGAAATATCGGGACTATACAGTGCTAACTGTGATGGATCGCTCTATAAATAGTGTCGTTCATATAGATAGATTTAATGAAATTGGGTGGAATATACAGAAAGCTAGGATAATTGCCCTAGCAAAGCGTTATAATAATGCCCGTCTGGTAATTGACTCTACAGGAGTAGGAGATCCAATCAGTGAAGATCTAAGAAGGGCAGGAATTTTGGTAGATGACTTTAAGTATTCAGGGAAAAGTAAACTTCAACTTATTGAAAAGCTAACAATTTGGATAGAGCAGGGGAATATATTTATTCCGGCATATCGTCCGCTACTTGATGAGCTAGATCATTTTGGTTATATCCTTACAGACAAGGGACACTTTTCTTACGGAGCGCCGACAGGCAAACACGATGATTGTGTTAACTCTTTGGCATTATCTGTTTGGACTTTAATTGGAAAAGGTAGGCAAGAAAGTTTGTTAAAAAAGACAATGAAAGAAGGGGCTAGAAAAAAGCGGAACTCGTTTGTTTAAAAAGTTTTCCACCTTGTCAAGTTAATTGACTTGTGGATAACTGTCAGGGTAAAATACCCTTATGTCACAGCTAGGAAAAAATTTAGTTTCAACTATAAAAAAGGAAAAAGCTGAATTTCAAAAAGCATCTTTTGAATTAGCCCCCTCATATGCTAATACAATACCTAGAATTATAGAGCTTGTTGACCTCTATTGGGTTGACAGATTTAAGGGGAACGCTGTTGATGAAAATGGATGGAAACGAGCATTCTTTAATGTTATAAAAAACCCTACACTCGTTACTTCAAAACAAATAGATCGTGATACAAAAGACATCCGTGTAATCCCTGCAGAAGGTCAAAGCCATTACCCTGCTTGGATCTACTCTCGTGATCTTAAACGTTGGATGAAAACCACAAAGCTTGGTTTACTTTTAAATGAATTAGTTTTAGATCTTCCGAAGTACGGAAGTATTATTGTAAAAAAAGCGGCGGGTAATAAAATTTTTAATACACATTTGGATAATGTTTGGTGGGAGGCGACACAACGACTTCTTAGGAAGTCTCGTTTTGTTGATAGTGAAATGGAGATGGCAGAACACGAGCTAAATGAAATGGAAGGAATTTGGGACGGACTTGCGGGAGCTTTAGCTGAAGTTAAAAAATCTGCAACAGGAAGAATAAAAGTTTATGATCGTTTTGGAATTCATAAAGGTGCGGGTAAAAATAATTATCATATTGTTACAGAGGGTGGAGTAATTTTACATAAAGCGGAATACGAAAGTGTTGATGAAATTTGGAGGAAGTTAGATTGGGACAGAATAAAAGGAAGAGGAATTGGAAGAGGTGTTGTTGAAGATTTAATGGAAAACCAAATCAACCGAAACAGAGTTGAGGACTTTAAAAACTCTGCACTTGATTGGACTTCAAAACTTATTTTTCAAACTAGAGATGACACTTTTGCTCGTAACCTTTTGACTGATGTTGATAATGGAGAAGTACTTAATATTCAAGATAATCTTACACAAGTAAATAACTCTGAGAAAAATCTACCTGCTTACAGAGAGTCTAATCAGGAATGGGATCAAAACAGGAAAGAAAAAACTTTTGCTTTTGCTGAAAATTCAGGTGAGCGACCTCCTTCAGGTACACCTCTTGGTACTACAAAATTAACACTCGGACAAAGTGGTTCTTACTTTGATCAAAGGGGTGAGGAGTTTAGTATTTGGTTTAGCTCTATCATAACTGATTGGGTTATTCCTGAATTCCGAAAAGAAAGAAGGATTGAACATAAAATTATGTTGGGAGAATTCTCTGAAGATGAGTTAATAAGAATTAAATTTCTTGTTGAAAATTCTCGTGTTACAGAAAAAGTTTTTGCTTTTGTTAAAAAGAATGGAAGAATTCCTAGCGCTGAAGAAAGAGAGTTGATGAAGTCTGTAGTTAAAGAGCAGTTAAGAAAAGAAAAAGATATGACAATCCCTGCAAGGTATTACGAGCAGGAAGTCATAAATGCAACAGTTGATGTAATTATGTCTAACGAAAGAATGGATATTGCCGCAGAAATTACTACAAACCAAACTGCACTTACACTTCTTGCACAGAATCCCGCATTACTTGATGACCCCAGAGTTAAGAAACTATTTTATCGTCAATTAAGTCTCGTTGGTAAAAATCCATTAGAGATTAGTGTTGAAGAGTTGCCCGAAGTTAGTGAGGCGGTTAATGTTGCATCCAAAGCCAGTGGAGGTAGTGTACCACGTCCGAACCCAGTTCCGAGTTCTGTACGTGAACCAGTATCTGCTTAATCCACATTATGAAATTGACTCAAGCGCAGAAAGTATGGATAATGCAAAACAGAGGACAACTTCGTGAACTTTTTGATGGAGCAATAGAAGATTTAAAGTCTGATATTTTAATTTGCCCTGAAGAAGAAAGATTTTTGAAAATAGATCTTGCAAATGAATTTAAAAAGTTTATGAAGCGGATCAAAGTCGTTGAAGATAATCGAGCGGCAGATCACAAAGAAGTTCCGAAAGGAGTTTAATTTTTCCATAAGCTACAGCAATCAAGGTTGGTGTGGTTTAAGAGAAGGAAAGCTCTTTCAAAAATACCGGTCGTTTTTTAATAGATTTACGCATAAAGAAAATCTTATATGGTAAAACAAAATTTACCGCCGAAAGCTGATGCTGTCCCTGCGACACCACCTGCTCCGGTTCTGGCAGACCCCGATGAGGCTAATCTTCCGACAGAGAGGGATGACCTTACTAAACCTAAGGACACTCCGCCTTCTGATCCGAAAGATACACCTCTGGTTGATACTGCTTCGTCTGACTCACCGGCAGACACTAAGCTACCGGTTGACCCGAAGGATACTCCAAAGTCTGTACCTAATCAGATCTACAATCGTATGAATACGGCTGAAGAAACTGTGAAGGCTTACAAGGATAAATTTGGAGATTTGCTCGTTGATGGAGTTGAACTTGCTTCACCTTCTGCTCCGGCAAATGACTCAGATCCTATTGCTATAGCTAAAGCCGCTAGGGTTTTAGCCAAATATGATGATGCTGAGCTTGAACACTTGGCTATTGTCGCAAAAGGATTAGGTGTATCTCCGGTTGAAGCTGTCCAGTCTGAGAGTTTTCAAAAATTCTCTACAGGGCATAGGGACGCAATTAAAAAAGATAACGCAGTCCCTGCGCCTTCTGACTCTGGCGGTATGCACATTGACAAAACCGACAAAGAAATCGGTGAGATGTCTGACGAGGACTTTAAAGCCCTTGAAAAAGACGCTCTCGATAAGCAGAATGCAAAGGGCATATAGATAATATATGGCTACTCAAACTTTTACGGCGTTTACGCCTGAAGTTTGGAGTCCCCGAATAAACTTCTTCTTCAAGACGAAGTTGACGGCTGCGCCTTTCTTTGCGGACTACTCTGATGATGTATCGGATGGAGGTGATATTATTCACATTCCAAATGTTGCTGATAGTTTCACATCTATCACCGACATTGCAGTTACCACTGGTACTGTTACCGCTACAAACTTATCAGACACTAACACCAACCTTACAGTAAACAAGTGGAAGGGTGTCGCTTATGACCTAACGGACTTCCAGTTCGCTCAGGTTATGAAGTCATTTAACATAAGGAACAGTTATGCTGTTGCTATGTCCCACTCACTTGCTCGTCAGTTTGATACTGACCTTCTTGCTGAGATTGATAACATTACGCCTTCTGTCGGTGCTACCGGCACAGCGTTGTTAGCTACTTCAGTTGAAAAGGCATTTGGAATTCTTGAGTCTAACTCAATTCCAAAGGACGAGTGTGTGCTGTTTATTGAGCCTAAGGTGTACTGGAATAACTTGATGAATATCACCAAATATTCCCAAGCTTCATTGTTTGGAAAACCAGTTATTCCTAAGGGTGCGCACGACCTATTCTACGGAGTACCAGTCGTTGTTACCCCTCAAGTTCCTGCGGCTGCGGGTTCTGGTTACACCAACGCTATTGTTCATAGGAGAGCATTTGTTTACGCATATGCTGCTCTTCCGGGCGGTGGTAAGGGAGTTAGATTGTCTGAAAAGCCATCCGAAGATCTTAAGGTTAAAATCCACGCCGACCTTGCATATGGTGTTAAAACACTAAATGCTACAGCCGGTGTCAAGATCCTCGCTAGTGGTGCGTAAAGCATAGGCTGACTCTAAGCCCCCGACCCCTGTCTAGCGGGTTGGGGAAGAAAGCTAGGCTCTTCCCCACTCCACTACTCATTATTAAATTATCTATACTGCTTATGTTAATTGCGTACTTAGGAAATTTTGGCAACAAATTTTCCGACACTACTGAGAAACACATAGTGTTTTCTCTTGAAAAACTAGGACACGAAGTTACTCAAATTGATGAGAAGGACTTTGATGTTGATGAAATAGTTAAAACTTGCAGAGGCAAGGATCTTTTACTATTTCATAAAGGAGGTCAAGCATTTGATGTTGAACTCCCTGAACTTATTGAATTATTAAACAAGGTAACCATACCTAAGGTTTTTTGGTATTTTGATAAGGTTTTTGATGGTGAAAGAGAACATTGGATGCACACGGTTATTCCGTATATTGATCACGCCTTCTTAACTGATGGTACGTGGATCAGAAGGCAGAACTATCCAAATATAACTTATCTTAATCAGGGAATTGGTGATGAGGATACTTCTCTAGGAGAATTTAAAGAAGAGTATGCTTGTGATATTGCATTTTTTGGAAGTGTCTATGGCGCTCAACGAGAGTCATTTGTTAGAGGTCTGCAAGAAACTTATGGCGATAAGTTTAGGATCTTTTCAAATGTCTTTGGACGAGATTTATATGATGCCTGTGCTTCGGTAAAAATTATTGTTTCGCCCCGTACACCTCAAGATGATTTTTATTGGTCTAGTCGTGTTTATATGACTACTGGATCAGGCGGATTTATGCTTTATCCTAAACTTGAAGGTCTTAAGGAAGAGTTTAAAAAGGATGAGGAGGTTGCTATGTATGCTACAGGGCATCAACTGAAAGATAAAATTGATTATTATCTTGAAAATGAAGAAGAAAGAAAGAAGATCCAAATAGCAGGATATAAAAAGACAATAACTGATTATACATACTCTAAGAGACTTGAGACTCTTATTCATACTCTTGTAAAGAACAAAATAGTCTAATGTGGGCGTTCACTACACCTGAGTTTTGGCAAAATAGACTTAGAAAAACAGGGTTTATCTCTGCTATCTCAGGTAATAGTGGAATGAATAATAAAAAAGAAGTTCTTAAAAAATGTGTTTGGGGGAAGGTTCTTGATCTTGGCTGTGGCTATGGACGACTTGTTGATGTACTTCCTTCAGAAGTTACTGAATATACCGGTATTGATATTACTCCTGAATTTATTGATGAAGCACACAGGAAGTATCCTAAGAAAAGATTTATCTTAGCTGATTTTCTTAATAATGATTTTAAGGATAATGAGTTTGACTGGGTTATTTCTGTCGGAGTTTTGAATGATGAAATTGGTGCGATTGAAGGACAAGAGTTCAATAATTGTTTACTTGAAGAGGCAAAGAGAGTCGCAAAAAGAATAATTGTTTTTCCTAGTCACGATCCAAATCCACACAAAATATTATGCGAATAAGTTTTATCATTCCACAAAATAACTTTCTAAAGGATCTCGTACCTTATCTTAATGATTTAGGGCATATTATTCTTTGGAATGATGTAACCCCACAAACTGACGTAATGATCGTATGGAGCAATTCTCAGCTTAATCTTGCTAAGAGACTGCACGATCAATGCCCTGATGTTCCTGTTGTAAATTATTGTTGGGATGTTTACGAATGGACTAGGACTAATCCTCGTGGCTATGATTGGGATGCTTACGGGCAGTTTATGCACGAAGGAATTGAGACTTGGACTCCTTCTGAATCTGTCAACAGGAGACTTATTGAATACTACAACTTAAAGAGTTATTATATCATTAAGACGTTTGCTCGTTTCTTTGAACCGCCAGTCAAGGTTGAAGATAAACGTTTCATTATTAACGTTATGCGTTCACAACCTGATCGTAATCTCGGAATGTTTGAAAAGGCGGTGGCAGAATTGGGTATTCCCTCTTTTACACCAAATCACGGATGGAGTGAAGCAGAGTTTCAAGAAAAACTCTCAACTTGTTCTTTCTTAGTTTGCCCTTATTATGAGGCTTCAACAGGAGGATTGACTCTTCTTGAAGCTTATAACTTAGGTAAGCCTGTTTTAGTTTCAAACTCTCCATATATGGGAGCAAGAGATTATTTCGGAGACAAGGCAGAATACTTTGACTATGCTTATATTGCTGATCTTAAAAAACAATTAAGAAAAATGTGGAATTTTCCACGTAAGTTAGATAAAATAAAATGTAGAGAGTTCTGTAATCAGTTCACACCACAAGTAATGGCTAAAGCCATACATAATAGACTAAAGGAGATACTATGAGATTATTACTTTTAACATCAAGACCAATAGGAAGAAGATGCTTTGAATGGGCTTCAATGCATCTTCCTAATGAAGTGGAGTTGTCTATATCCGATACCTATACTGAAGATAATACTGGCTATGATGTCGTAATCTCGGTGATGTATAAGAGGATTATTCCTGATAATCTCCTTGATCCTGATGTTGGCTACTTCAATCTGCATCCGGGAATTCTTCCTGAATATGCGGGAAGTTGTACCTTATCTTGGAGTCTTTTCAATGGCGAAGATGAAGCGGGTATTACCCTTCACGTCCTCTCGGCGGGAATTGACACGGGAAATATCATTGAGATTGAGCGTTTCTCTATTGAGGAGAGTGATACAGCACAAACCTTGTTTTCTAAGGCAGAAGAGGCTATCTTCACGCTCTTCAAAAGACGTTTCGTTGACTTAATTCAAGGTCAATGGATGGCTGTGCCTCAAGATTTGGAGAAGAGAGGTCTATATCTCCGCAAAGCTCTTGAAGGAGGAATGAATCTAACACGTCAGGTTCGTGCCTTCACGTTTGACGGGAAGCCGCAGGGTTTCTTTGTTACTCGTGATGGTCGTAAGTTTGAACTGGATTATGAGAAGGGGGCAAAGCTCTTGGAGTGATGTCCCCTTCATCACTTTTAATATGGAAAGATTTACACGAAAAAATATAAATACACCTGAATTATCTGAGAAGATTTTTAAAGAGAAATGGAATGAGGATGTCCATACTGTTGATGGTAATAGATTTGATGAACTTGCACGTGATTTCAAGGGGGGACGATACCTTGATATTGGGTGTTTTAACTCTCCTAAACTAGGTGAGTTAGCAGAGATTGAAGGGAATGAAATACACGGCATTGATCACGCTAAAAGAGTGATTGATGTAATGAGTCTTAAATTTCCAAATGTTAATTATAAGGTCGGCGATTGCTACGAACTTCCTTACGAGGATGAGTACTTTGACTACATTGTTTCAGGTGAATTGCTTGAACATCTTGAAGTGCCTCAAGAAATGATTGCAGAGGCAATGAGAGTTTTGAAGTCAGGTGGTACTATGGCTATTTCTACACCATATATGGAAGGAAGAGGACAATCCTTAATTTCAGATGAGCATCTCTGGTCTTTTGGATATGCTGATATGTCTGAACTTTTTGACCAATATGGAAGAGTAGAAATTACAGTTAATAGCGATAACGTTAAAGTATTTCTTGTATATGTCACAAAAAATTAAAACAGATTTACGAATAGGTGCAGTTTTGAGGGCAGACAATTCAGGTCTAGGAACTCTGTCTTACGATTTTTATAAACATTTGCCTTTTAGCAAGATAATGATTGCAGGATCAACTTACGAACAATTCTATGATCGTTATGATGGTGCGCCAAATGGATTTATCGCTGCTCGTGGAATTCCTACGAGGGATGAGTGTCTTGAATTCGTTAAGGATCTTGATATGTTGGTATGTTTTGAGACTCCTTATAATTGGAATTTAATCAAATATGCACGAGAGCAAGGAGTTAAAACTGCTTTAGTTGTGATGTATGAATGGACTCCAATGAAAGACTCAATGCCTGAAGAGTTTGATCTATATCTATGTCCTACACAATTAGACTACGATACTCTGTGGGGAAACAAGGTTCTTATACCAGTACCTGTTGATCGTGAAAAAACTAAATTTATCAAAAGAACAGGTGGCACAGAATTCTTGTTTAATAATGGACACGGAGGAACTGGGGGAAGAAACTCAATCAATGAATTTCTACAAGCTCTACCTTTTGTTGAGAGTGATGTGACATTTCATATCCGATCTCAAGTACCTTTTGAAATGGACTTCAAAGATAAGAGAGTAAAGATCACTATGGGTGAAGTGCCTCACGAAGCTCTGTGGGCTATAGGGGATGTCTATATTCATCTTCATAAGTTTGATGGGCTTTCTCTACCTCTTCAGGAGGCACTGTCAGCAGGGCTACCAATCCTTGCTATTGATCGTGAACCTTATAATACGATCTTACCTAAGGAAATGATGATCCCGCCGTCAGCTACTGGAATGTCTCAACTACCTCTTAGAGATATTCAAACTTGTACTGTTGCCCCTAAAATTATTGCTCAAAAGATTGATGAGATTGCAAAGATGGGTAGTAAAAAGATTGAAGAATTATCAGAAAAATCCAATGAACTCGCAGAAGAGTTTTCTTGGGAGAAACTCGCTCCTAAGTATATGGAAGAATTTGAAAACCTATGCAAAAAGTAGCAATTATTACGGGCGTAACTGGGCAAGATGGCTCATATCTAGCGGAATTGCTTCTTGATAAAGGTTACAAGGTTCACGGAATTGTTCGCAGATCTTCCAGTTTTAATCGTGGAAGGATTGAACATCTCTATCCTAGTCACGAAAATGTTGGTAGTTTATTTCAATTACATTATGGTGATGTGTCTGATATTGCATCCTTGATCAAAATCATAAAAGAAGTGAAACCTAATGAGATTTACAATCTAGCTGCTCAATCTCACGTTCAGGTTTCATATGATACTCCAATCTATACAGGTCAGGTAGATGCTCTTGGTGTTTTAAATGTCATTGAGGCAGTTAGAATACTTAATCCTTCTATAAAAATTTATCAAGCTTCAACATCAGAGCTTTACTCTGGTGATCCTGAACAAACTCCACAGAATGAAAATACAGCTATGTTTCCTAAGTCTCCTTATGGAGTTGCAAAACTCTATGCATATAATATGGTTCGTGTTTATCGTGAAGCATATGGAATGTTTATTTCAAATGGAATCTTGTTTAATCACGAGTCACCACGAAGAGGAGAGAACTTTGTTACTAGAAAGATTACCATTGCTATTGCAGAAATTCTGAAAGGGAAAAGAGATGTTATTACTTTAGGAAATCTTGATGCAAAACGAGATTGGGGACACGCAAGAGATTATGTTGAAGGAATGTGGAGAATTTTACAGCACGATAAGCCTGATGACTTTGTTATTTCTACAGGTGAAACTCACTCAGTTAGAGAGTTTGTTCAGGAGGCATTTAGAGTAGCGAACGAACGATATGGATCAAATTTGTCTATTGAAAAACACGTTAAGATCTCTGATAGATTGATACGTCCTAATGAGGTTAAAGAACTTCACGGGGACTCTACAAAATTAAAGGAAGAGTTGGGGTGGTCACCTAGTATCTCCTTTAAGGAATTGGTATTTGAAATGGTACATTATGACTATGAACATCCCAGTTAGCCAACCCTACTTAAATAAACAAGGTCGTAAGTATCTACTTGATGCTTATGATACAAACTGGATCTCTTCAAAGGGAGGTTATATTGATAAGTTTGAAGAGGCGTGGGCTAAGTATAATGGTTATGCTCACGGAGTTGCGTGTAGTTCAGGAACTACGGCTCTAACTCTAGCTATTAGAGGTTTAGGTCTTAAAAGAGGTGATGCAATTCTCGTACCCGAATTCACTATGGTGGCTTCAGCTTGGTCTGCTACCTATTGTGGAGTAGAAGTTGTGCCTATTGATTGTACTACTGATCTACTTATGGATGTTAGACAGATTCCTGAACTATTGAGAAAACATCCAAATATTAAAGCCATTATGCCTGTTCATATTTATGGGAGGCAGTGTGATATGAAAACAATTATGGATTTTGCTCACGACTATAATCTTTTTGTGATTGAGGACTCTGCAGAGTCTCACGGCATTAAACCAGTTGGAGATATAGCTTGTTATTCTCTTTTTGGAAATAAGATTTTAACTTCAGGTGAAGGTGGAATTTGTCTAACAAATGATCCACGTCTTGCAGAACAAATGAAGCACTTAAGAGCGATGGCGTTTGATCCTGAACATACATTTTTTCACAGAAAGATTGGATACAATTATCGTATGACAAATCTTCAGGCGGCGGTTGCTCTATCTCAAGTTGAAATGATTGATGAAATTCTTAAAAAGAGAGAACAAATAGAGAAATGGTATAACGTTGGATTGTCTGCGCTTGATTGTCCATATTTAATAATGATGCCTCCTAGAAAAGTCTTGTGGATGTATGATATTCGTGTCACTCATTCAGAACTTCGTGACGGCTTAAGGAAATTCTTGAAAGAAAATGGAGTTGATACTCGTTTGTTTTTCAAGCCGATAAGTATGCAACCTATGTATTACAAAGATAATCACGCTATGACCGAAGCTTACAGAAGATCTACAGAAGGTTTCTACCTACCTACTTATACTCAAATGACTAAGAAGGAGGTCGATTATGTAGTACAAAAAGTCGGAGAGTATTTTAAAAGTTTAACAAAGAAAGATAATGGCTAAAAAAGAACCACAAGAAGTTGAGGTAAAGTTTGAACCAAAAACTAATCCTGAACTTAACTCAAAAGGAGTCTACGTTGCTATTCTTAATCAAGGTAATGTACGTGTAGAGTTGGCAGGACTAGCTACGGAAATGACACATCAGAGAAAATATAGATTACATCTTTCGTATCCCTCAGCTAAGCCAATTTCTAATAATAGAAATGAAATTGTCCAAGATTTCCTTTCAAAACCTGAGTATGATTATCTTATGATGATTGACTCTGATATAATCCCACCGCTAAATATTCTTGACTTAGTTGATCATCAAAAACCTATAATGGGTTGCGTATGTTTCGCTTATATGGATGACGGGATTATTCCGCTTATTCTTAAGGAAATACCGGAGGAGGAAAGAAAAGATCCTAGAAAGCCTTATAAAGTTATGGATTTAGAAGGAGATGAGGGTGTTGCAGAAGTTGATGCTATTGGTACAGGGTTAATTGTTATTCGTAGAGATGTTCTTGAGGCACTTGAAAATGAACAACCATTTTGTAATCGGTATGACGAGAAGGGTCTTAAAACTTTAGGACTTGACCTTTCATTTTGCCAAAAAGCGAAAGCAAAAGGTTTTCAAATTTTTGCTCATCTTGATTATATTTGTTCTCACTGGGTAAAAATAAATCTAAAAGATGTATATCAAGCGGTTTCAACAGCTAATGAAATAAAACTACAAAAGATTAAACAAGGTAAAGATGTTACAGAAAGAGTCCACAAATAAAGTTACCAGTCTCGTTGTTGGTTACAAGGGCGAAACTGGTGGCGCACTATATCGTATTCTTCTTTGGAAGAAAAAACATCAAACCTTTGGTGTTGAAGAAGGGGATGATCTTAAGGATTTAGGTAAGGCAATGTTTGAATATGGTCAGCTAGATGTTCTCCATATTTGCATCCCTTATTCCCATAAGTTCATAGATATAGTTGCTCAATATCAATTACTGTTTGATCCGAAGTACACAGTAATTCACGGCACTGTACCTATTGGTACTTCAGAAGAATTGGGTGCATCTCATTCTCCTATCAGAGGTGTTCATCCAGTTCTTGACAAATCACTATGGACGTTTGTTAAGTATGTTGCTCCTTGTGATAACTGGCTAAAAAAATATTTTCAAGATGTTCAAATTGAGGTTCACGTTGGGAAGAGGGCAAGAGATACAGAGGCACTAAAGTTACTTTCAACTACTGCATATGGGTGGCAAATTATGTGGGAGAAGATGGTCTATGAGTTCTGTAAAAAGAATAATTTAGACTATGATCTCATTTATCGTGATGCTACGGAGACTTATAATCAAGGATATACTGCTATGAATATGCGCCACGTTCGCCGTCCTGTTCTTCATCATTCTGAAGGAGAGATTGGGGGACATTGCATTATTCCTAACTTAGACTTATTTGACTTCCCTGCAAATGAAATCATCAAGAAACAAAACTCAAGATTTAAGATGCGTGGCGTGTCAAAGTCTGTGCGCAAAAGCAGCAAAAGGTCTAATTGGAGGCGTAGAGATTAAGTGCAAACGTTGCAAACTTATCAACCTATTCGTTTTGACAGAAACGGAGATTTTTAGTAGTGTTAAAAAATCAAGAACGCCTTAGAGCGTTATAAGGAGTGCCTCCTAGAGCGCCGACACATTGTTGTCGGGCTTTTTTATTAAATAAGCCAAAAATATTTTTATGCAATTTAACGAAACAACAACTAAAACTGGTTTGACTCAAGACTGCGATTTTTACGCAGGAACTACTACTGACAACTATCCTCTTGTGGACAAAGCTCGTAGAGCTACACAGTGGGTTAAAACTATTGGTACGTGGATTTGGCAGGCAGTTGCCGATTGGTCATTTGATGATTCAAACTATACTACTCTTCCTCGTGCTGATCACGATGTCATTGATGGTACAGAGGATTATGCTCTTCCTACAAATATCTTTAAGATTGATAGCGCACATATTAAGGATATTGACGGAAATTATATTAAACTTATTTCTTTTGATGAAGCCCAAATTACTGCTGAGTCTTACGAAGAATTTAAAGAAACTAAAGGTGTTCCAAAGTATTACGATATGGTTGGTAATTCAATCATTCTTAAACCCGCACCTGATATAACTTTAGTAACTGAAACAAACGGACTTAGGATTTATATCTCACGTGAAACGGATGATTTTGCTTCAGACGATACAACGAAAGAGCCGGGCTTCAATCCTATGTTCCATCAAATTGTCTCTATTGGTATGGCGCTTGACCACGCTGTTCGTGTAATGAACCAAGATAAGGTTACTACTTTCAAGCGTATGTTGTACGGGGATATTACAGTAAAGAAAGATGATGGTGGTCTAAAGAAAGACCTACAGGAGTTTTACGCTCTCCGACACAATAGAGGCTTCAAAACAAAGATACGTACGAAGCGTAGGTCGAGCATATAATTATTAGTTATTCGTTAATTTATTTAGATTTATGAAATTAAACGGCGCACTTTCCCTAAAGGGAGTATTTAACATCAAGCACTTTAGAGGCGGGAGATTGTTAGATGAGATGGTTGTTAATAATACCATCACAAATGCAGGTATCGCTGGTGTTGCAGGACTTATAAATGCTGTAGGTACAAGTACTTACACATATATGGCTCTTGGTTCTTCAGCTACTGCGGCTGTTGTTGCCGACACTGCTCTTGCTGCGGAAATTACTTCCGGTTCGCTCGACAGGATCGCTGCTACAGCAACTCGTGTAACTACAACAGTTACAAATGACACAGACCAGTTGGTTAAGACTTGGAGTTCTACGGCTACTCAAGCTGTTCAGGAAGTTGGAGTCTTTGACACATCTACTGAGTCAGCAGGCACAATGATTTCAAGGGCTACTTTCACTGCAAAGAACCTTGTATCAGGAGACACTCTTCAAGTGACTCACAAAATCGTTGTATCTTAAAAAAGCTCTCAATGAAATAGTTTGAAATATGGGCTTTTTTAAGCTTGTCATTATTTAATGAAAATGAATTTTGAACTAATTTTAAGAAAACAAAATAAGTTTAAGGAAAAGCATAATAAGTTTTTTCAGGTTCTTGTTGGTGGAAAACATCCCAAACTAAGAGATGGGAGTAAGTCAAAACAAGAAGAAGATGGCTTAGATTTATCTGATTTACCTAAAGACATTGAAATACACGAGCATTTTTGTCCTAACTCAGAGGTTGGTTTTTCAATTATAGAGAAAAAGACAGAAACAGGAAACGACTTTATTAAAAGAACTGGTTATGGGTGTGGAAGTCAGACTCACGATTGGCAAGTAATTGAAAAACTATAATGGATGTAAAAAATCACGCAACATTATCTACTTCTTTAGTTTCTTATTGGGAACTAGAATCAGATGGGACAGATTCTGTGACTGGGACTGGGAATGATTTAAGCGAAACAAACTCACCTAATTATGTAGCAGGAAAACAAGGCAATGGTGTAGACTTGGAGTCTAATAACAACCAACAGTTGTTTATAACAGACGGAGATCAAACAGGACTAGACCCAGCTGGTGACTTCTCAATTTCTTGGTGGATGAAAATGGAGACTAAGCAAGGAATGAAAGTCTTTGACAAGTTATACAACTCCTCTCCAAAACAAGGTTGGAGAGTTGAGCTTGGTACTGCTGGTAGTGATAAAGATATTGTTGTCATTATTAAAAACAACCACAACACGACGGAAGACCGTGGAGGACTCTTAACTGATTCAGAGGTCGGTGTATTTGTTCATTGTGTCATTGTTTATGATGCTTCGGCTGACTCCTCAATAATTTACCAAGATGGTGTTGATACAGAAAATTCTCAGTCTTCGGGAGCTGGAAGTGTAGGAAACTCTACTCAAAACTTTAACATTGGTGGTGTTGAGGGGGATTCGTCAGAAGATTTTGATGGAGTTATAGATGAGGTCGGTTACTGGAGTAAGAAATTATCAGTAGGTGAAGTAACAGATTTATACAATTCAGGTTCAGGTATTCCTTATGAAGTATCAAATGTAGATTACACAACATCTGTATCTGAAACAGTATCAATAAGTAGCACAGTAACTCTTCTGCATACACTTGTTGTAAGTATAATTGAAGCAATAAGTCTTTCCCCGAGTTCTGTCTATGCTGTAACTTTTGGTGAAATTGTTAATGAAACTCTTTCACTTTCAGAGACAGTTACTGTTGGGTTGTCATTAACAAAATCAATTACAGAGGCTTTAGGTCTTTCTGATATATCGTCACTTGAGATACTTCAATCAATATCAATAACTGAAGGTCTTTCTTTATCTGATACGTCAACATTAGTAACTACATATGGAAAAATAGTTTCAGAATCATTAAGTATTTCAGACTCAGTAACTATTATTAGAGGTTTTATTGAAAGTATTACAGAAACATTGTCTATTTCAGACAGCGCTTCACTTGTGAATGTATTTACTGTTACAGTTACAGAAACACTTAATATAGTAGATGATCTTGCTAAGGGTGGTTGGTCTTGGGTTTCAAAAAACGCATCGGGGTCGTGGACATTTTTAGCAAGAAATGAACCTTAATTATGGCTAGAATACAACGAGTAGAATTAAAAAGGTTTGATGGTGGACACTCTGATGATGTCAGGATACCTTCAAATAATCAGTATGAAAGAGTATTAAACTTTGATGTGTTTAGTAATCCTTCAAAATTAACTCCTTACAGGAAGAAGGAAAATGATATGACTGTTAATGGTACTAGTTCTACTATGACAGAGTTCCACGTCAAACATTTTCTAAATAATGGTACTTCACTAATCG